CCATCATTAAGAAGTAAAGGTCCAGTATGTTCTCATGCTTTTAGATCTATGATTTGGAAGGTCTACGAGGAATACGGTATGGCAACTCTTAATTGGAAAATTAGCGATACTAATAATGTAGATGGTAAAAGAAATTCTGGTAGTAGAGGTATTACCAAGTCATTTACTATTGTTGAAAGTCCATTTAAAGGCGCACCAACTAAAACTTTTAGACATAGTTTAGCTACACATTTAGTTAATGCTGTTAAATCTGATCCTTTAATTGATCAAAACTATGTTCAAAATGTATTTGGACATGGATCTTATAAAACTACTGAAGGTGTTTATGGTAATCACGTTCACGAAATATCTACTGAACAAAGAGCAGCAAGACGAATAGCAGTTAAAAAAGCTATAGCTAATGTTGTATCTTTTCCTAAAAAATACGTTTCTTAATATATTAGAGGTTATGGAGGCTGCTTAATTGCAGTCTCTGTAGCTTAATTTTGTTTGTAAATACCTAGATGTTCATTACCTTCACGCAAGATTTCAATATCTTTTTTTAACGTAAAGATCTGTTTTTCTAATTTCTTATTCTCAATTCTTAAATCACCATTATTTTTAGCATGATGTTCTTCCAAACCTTCTATTCTTTTTATTTTAGATACAGCTTCTTTTAGTTTTTTTTTTAATAATTTGTTTTGGTTTTCCAAATATTCAATCTTATCAGGATCTTGAAACATTCCGCTATTCGTCATAATCATGAAGTTGTTGCTCTGTACTCGGTGTTAATTTAGTTATCTCATTAGCTTTAGTAATTGACACTATCTCAACATGGGTATCTCTTAACTCTTCTTTACAAGCATCTTTAGCGGTGTTTAATACATCCATCAAAGCTGGATAATTACTTTCATAAACTCCGTATATATAAAGATCATTAATAGCAGCTGTTACTCTTGCTAATCCTTTATGTCTTTTTTCTAATCTTAAAAGTTTTTGATCATTACTCATTTTTTAAAACCTCCTTTAATTTATATTTAATATTTTCAATTTTAAGTTCCTGGATGTCAGCTTCTTGTGTTGTTGGATCTTTACCAGCTATTGCTGCATTCTCATTTGGATATTCTTCTTTTACTACGAAGTGAGCTTCACCTTGTGTAGTCTTGATAATCTTACTCATCTTTTACTACTCCATCTGTATTAAATATTTTTCTTCTT